GCAAATTCTAATTTTTTAATTTCTTGTTCTACCTCTTGTATTTGTTTTTGATTATGTTGAAGTTCTTCTAAATAATAAAATTGTTTAAGTTTTCGTATTTTTTGAGTAAATGATGTAACATTATATCCATGCTTAAAAATACAATTTAAAATATTCCAGCCCCATGACATATTAGTTTCGGGTAAATATTCTTTTGTTTTATTATTGGAATTTAACCAAGTTGGTGTATAATCATCATGTAGATTTATTTTACTCCTATTTGCATCATATATAATTTGGTCATGTAAAATATTACCAGTATGAAGTGGACTACCTATTTTTTTCCATAATTGTAAATTAATAAAAAATAATTGCGGATGAATTCCATACCAATGCCTTTTATGATTTAATCTTGATGGAGCGTCATTATCTACTAAATGGGCAAGAAGTACTGAATTAGGATTTTCTTCTGCTAATTTTACTAATTCAAAAGATAGATCTAACCGAAAAATGTTTGCTGGTTTAATAACTAATGCATATTTACGATGACTTGCTAATGCATCTTTTAAGCATTCATAAAGACTATTGCTTTCAGTATAAAAAACATTGCGATGCTGAATAGCCAATTCACCTTCTAATCCAGATCTAGTTAATTTATCTGCCAATTCAAACATATAATCATTTGTAACTTCATCAATACAATGAGAATTATCTGTCCAATAACAATAATATATTTCTTCTTCTGCTATAGAATTTAATTCTTTAGTCTCGTTCAACATTGCATTAATTCTTTCATTTCGTAAAATGTTTTTTTAAAATTTGTACCACGTACCTTATCATTGAGAGTAAGGTATTCTTGAAACTCTGGCATACGCCTTGACCAATCTTCGGACATCATAAAACTAATCATGCCTTGCAATCTTTTGATTCCATAATTTGCTTCTCGCCACTGGTCATAAGTAACTTTATCTTTGTGCCAACTTGGAACACCTTTTTCCCAATTCTTTTCCCACCACGGATAAAAATCTTCATATTTACTTTTAACTTTTTCCTTAAACCATTGAGGAAAGATTTTAACATTAAGATGAGGAGGCCAATATACAAAATGATAATTAACACCACCTGCCCCAAACGGCCACATATTAATTTTTCTAAATCCTTGATCAAGTTTCCACCTTATTAAGTCTGGTATATAGTATATATTCAATGCTTGTACTGCACAGGCAACCGTTACTTCTACATTATCGTCGGTGTTATCTAGCACATGAAATTGCTTAACCTGATGTTCCCACTTACTAGGAAAACGAATATAGTCATTCATCTTTTCTATTGAATCAATGCTATAATGAAATCGTACACGGTTAAACTTATCCCAAAGTTCGAACAACTTATCTGGCATTTCAACGCCATTGCTGTTATACCTTAATTCAATTTTAGGAGCATACCCCATTTCAATTACTTTTTCAAGCAAGGTATAATGTTCCTCTATAATTGTACTTTCTCCTCCTGCAAAATACAATTGATAAATGTTGGGTATTTGACTGTATAAATCTTCCCAAAATTTAGGATTATTTTTATACCAATTATATGTTGCTCCCCATTCATCGGCTCCGCCACCATGCCATTGACAACTATCTTTTAATGTTTCATTTTTAACTTGTGGATAAAATGCTTTCCAATCTGACACCCATGCAGAAGAATCATGCGGACTACACATAATGCATTTAAGTTGGCATTTAGATCCTAATCGTAAATCTATATATCTTATTTTAGGAGGTATTTCTCCATCGTCTTTTGTTTCTCCTATTATTTCATCTAAACTAAATCGTTCTAACCAATATGCTGTTTCCCACATACGTTTGGAATTATGCCCGGCTTCTTCTTCCTTAAAACACTTATTGCAACTAGGCGGGCGTTCTCCGGCAAGCATTTGTTTCCTCACATTCTTCATATAAGAGTTATTCCATGATTCGTTTAATCCTGCTACATTTAAATTAGCAGGCGTACCATCTTCTGTACGAAGCTCTCCTACTTTTGCTCCCAAATCTTTAGCATTAGTTGGTCCTACATTAGATGCATTTGCAGTACAACAGACTCGCATTGCACCGTCTGGTCGTGTGCTAAGATGCATCCATGGTAACGCACAAAATGTTTCAGAAGGTAGTTTTTTGATCATTTTTCCTCCATTTAATATTTCCTGTTTTAACATTACATTTTAATGCACAACATTCATATTTTTTATCACTTAACCAAGATTTTTCTAAATCAAACTTATAAAAATTATGATTAAGAATTTCTTCAATTGTAAAATAATTTAAATTATTAAAGTCATTGTATTTTTTATTTAAAATTTTTGAATAATATGTTGGCCAATTAAAATGACAACAAGGAAATAATTCATTATAACAACTAATAAATAATCTTTTATCTTTTTTCCATTTACAATTAATTTTATAAGTATTAATTTTTTTTAAATATTCGTCAGTATCTTCATACTGTCTTGTATCTTTTTTCATTTTCATGCGTCTGGCTGTTTTTTTAAAAATTATCTCTTTAAATTTTAATTTTTTGGCTAAATGTTTTGCTTCTTCAATTTGATGTTCATTATGATCAAAAATTAAATATTCCCATGTAGCTTCTCCGCCAGCATCTATAAAAGATTTTGCATTTTCAATTATTTTTTTAAAACTGGTATTTTTACGATAGATATGATTTGTATCTTCAAGACCATCAATACTAAAAACTACATTAGCTTTTAATGCTAATTCTGCCCACCAGTTTGGTTTTTTAATGCTTCCATTAGTTACTACTTCAATACTTTTAGCATTTAAAACTTTTCAATGATCAATGAATAACATACAATCTTTATGAACAACCGCATCACCTAATGCTCCGCAAAAATAAAATCTTTTATTTTCTACATATTCTTTAGAAAACCAATTTTTAAAATCATTTATATTAATTTCATTAATTATTAATTGATTTTTTTCTAACAATCTAGTACGAGAGCAATCAGGACACCTTGCATTACAATTACTAGTAATTTCAATTTCATATCCAGTTATTTCTTTAGGTAAAAGATACATTATGATACCCTTTCTTAAATTTTTCCCAACTTCTAATTAGTATAGGGGACCAAAATTTCCAATCTAACCTTGCACCATTACATATTATATGATATCTAGGTTTATCTCCATTGTTTGTAACTGTATGATCCCATACATTAGAAAAAAACCAAGTAGATCCGTTTTTAATAGGAATATTACCCCAATGAGGCATAGTAAAATCACACCCTTCGGGATGTTGTATAGAAAAATGCAATACTCCTAACTGCTTCATTTGTTGTTCTAATGGAATTACAGGGTCATCTCTATCATTATGTAAGAAAATAGATCCACCAGGATCTATTTTCATAAATCTAGTTCTTCGTTGACTTTTTATTCCGGCATTATTTTGTAAGAAGTTTTTTGTTACTGGACATTTATCTGCTATACTTGTCCAATCATATTTAACATCGTTATCAGTATGATATACATTTGTATGATCGCCATCAATTCCATACAATGCTAAACTAGACCAACCAATTCCGTCGCTTTTTCTATAAGGCACCCATTCAGTCATCTGTTCAACTTCAGGAAGAATGCTTTCCCACGGACATTTAAAATCTAACATTAACCAAGGCAATCCAGTTTGGGTTCGAATCCAGTCAATGTAATTATTTTGATTCATTATTTTTTATTAATGCTATCAATAAAAACATCTCTGTCTTTAATTTCACATGTTTTTTTACATTTCTCAACAGGATTATTGGTATTCCAAGAATTTATAATACCATTAAACAACGAACCATCTAATACTTCTTGTATAGTATTATTATACAAACTATTATCATACTTGGCATTAAGTTCACCAAATAAAGTTTTCGGTTGATTTCCTGCTAACATATTTAACGATTCTGAATTCACATAACAGCAAGGTATTAATTCGCCTAAATGATTTATGAATAGTCGTTTTTGATTTCCGTATTTACATTCTATCATTACAGTTTTTTATCATACATATCAAAAAATATCTTCACCATTTTCAAGGTCTTTTTCCTTTATCTTATTGAAAGCATATTCTCCTAATACTTTATTTTCATTCACACCCAAATGAAATAAGTCTCTAGCATATGTAGTTTCTAATGGTTTAATATCTTTAATCTTATAAGGACTACCTTCAGGTAAATGTATTATTTTACAATCATATTCTTGACATATTTGGTTTAATAAATTTGTATATATAAACCTTCTCCATTCTTGATTCTTTTCATTAACAAATAAATCTAAATATTCCCTTTTATACTTACTATCAGAAGGTAAACCATTACCACAATTACCAGCAAAAAATTCATCATCGCCATGATCTTCATTCACCCACCAATTTAATCTAGATATTGGTGGATGTTTAAATACATAAATTTTAGGTTTTAATATAGGTATCCAATATAGTGCTCTTTGGGTCGCATGTGACCAATCAGACCCACCAATGGCAATATTATGATGGAAAACTTCATAATGATCAGCTGTGATTTTACTCCACATCATATCTAATGGCATTCCTATTCCAACTGTTTGTGAACAACCATTAAATAATATTGTACAATTTTTCAAAAATGAATCAGAACGATAACCATGTTCATTAAATGTATATTTTATATCAAAATCAATCCAACCTTGCTTTTCAAGTTCATCATAATTATGTTTGAGATTATAATCATATATTTCTTTAGTATCAGCAGATAACCATGAAATGCTTTGATTACTATATTTAAAATATTTTGAAACACCATGTTTCCATTTATCCATATTTAACTTCTCCACTATTAGTTCTATGAGACCATATAGTTCTAAACTTTTTGAAACCTTCATCAATTGACATCTGCTTGGCTTTTTCCATCAGATGATGATTATGATCAAAAACAATGAATTGCCAGGTTGCTTTTCCACCTGCGTTTATAAATGTTCTCCAATTTTCTTGTACTTTTTTAAAATTTGACCCTACTCTGTACTGTTCTAATGATTGTTGATCGATTCCATCAATACCAAAAAATACCGAAACTTTTCTTTCTCCTAACTCCTTCCAAAAATTAACAGTCCTTGTTGATCCATTAGTAGCAATATTTACACCAGTAAAGGATAAAAAATAATCTACAATATCAATAAACTGAGGATGAGTAGTTGGTTCATCAACAGAACCACAAAAGTTTATAACTTGTAAGTTAGGTAAGTAACCAGGAGGAATCCATTTTTTTAAATCATTTAATTTTATGTAAGACTTATTAAGTATATGTCCTACTTCATTATTCATTTCTTGACGCAAACATCCGGGACAATGAATATTGCAATAACTAGTAAGCTCTATATCTATCCATTCAACTGTATCTTTATGCCACATTATATAAATTGCTCCTTAAATGCGTCAAACCCTATGCCACATTTATTTGCACAAACTTTAAGTTTACCATCGTTAACACTAGAACATGACCATGAATCTTCTATTGCTTTAAAAAATGGACCTTCTACAATTTCCTTTAATGTATGCTTTCTTAAACTAATATTATCTGGGTCTCCAATTAATTTCCAAATTGGTGCTTCGCGAGGCCCCCAATACCATTTATATTGTTGTCCTGCTGTCCAACAACAAGGAAAAACATGTCCTTCTGCTGTAACAAATATTTCTGACTTTTCTATTGCTTTACAACTTATAGGTGTCTTATCATAATATGCATCCATACTACCATGTTCGGTTACTAAATCTTTTTCTTTTTTAAGAGCAGAATTAACATATTTGTCTTTTGGCTTTTCTAACTTTTGTGTTTCTTCACCTTTTCTATTTGTTGCTTGATGTGACTCTTTACCTTTATGTTGAACTGTGGAAAAGAATCTCCCTGTCTTTTTAACTTGAAATTTTTCAAAGCCCATATCTTTTGAGAGTTGTTTTGCTTCGTCTACTTGATGCTCATTATGTTTAAACACTATAAAATCCCATTTAGCACGGCCGCCTCTTTTAATAAATGCTTTTGCATTTTCCATTACTCGTTCCCATTTAACTTTTTGTCTATATAAATGATTGGTATCTTCTAAACCATCTATGCTAAATGTTATAACTACATCAAGATCTGCTAAATCTTCCCAAAAGTAATCTAATCTAGCACCTCCGTTAGTATTCATACCTAACCACATTTTCGGATTAGCATGTCTAAAATATCTAAATCCTTCACCTGCATAACTGCTTACACATGGATCACCTAAGTTACCACACATATACATAGAATCTAATTGCTCTACAAAACTGCAAGGAAACATTTCATAATAATCTGCAGAACTTAACATTGCATTATGAAGATATGGATTATCTTTACCACCATTTATATTGCGGTCGCATTGCGGACAGGCGGCATTACATCCTTGGGTTGGCTCTATATGAACACTTTTTATATCTTCATATCTATACATTTAATCATATATGGGTCGAGGAGTTGAATCTTTTTTTCTTAATAGCTTTCGGCGTTTATACCAATTTTTAATTTTTTTAATTATCGAGCACATTTCGTATCCCCTCATCTTGCAATAAGTATTCTACAATTAAATCACAGCCAGCTTCGTTTGGATGATAAGAAGGCAAATTATATTTTTGCATCCAATTTTGCCATATATCATCTATCTCCCTTATTGCTGTTTCATTTTTTTCACCATAATCTAACATAGATTTAATTCGAAAAGGAAATTCATTCTCTTCTAATAAAATATATGAAATGGGGTGTTCTTTGTACATATCTTGATCTATATTAAATAAATCTCTAAATTTTAGTAAAACATTGCCTTGTTTTTTACCTAGTTCATATGTGCTTTTTGGTAATAACTTTATAAGTTCTTCTTTTTCCCACATAGGCAAAAGCCATCTAGGTTCAACCCAATCGTATAACCAAATACCTAATTCAAAATGTTTAGACCAAAAATGTTTTAAACTCCAAATAAAATTAATAAACTGTTCTATATAATATTGACTATGGAAATAATTTGCATAATTTTCAATACAGCAGTTATTTAATACAGGTTCAAAATATTCTTCGTCTGTTCGTTTGTTGTATTTTTCTTTTATACTATTTTTACATTGTTCAGGATACCATGTTTCAGTATCATTGTTATCTAAGTATTCATCTGTTACTGTTAAGTAATTAGCCCGCAAAGAAGGCAGTGCATATTTTTCCGGTGAATCAAAATATTCTATATTGTGATAAAAAACATTATCTCGTTGAATATAATTTTTTCCTTCTATTATTTCTGATTTATTTACAATGCCGTTGTTTAATTTATGAGTTACAGATGCTAAGTATCTAAAATCTGCTAACTCTAATATTATTTTTTTGCAATAGTTTTCCTTTGCTAAAAAATATAACATTTGTTGAGCATATTCCCAACTTGTTGCACCAACAGCAAAACTATGAAATTCATAATTTGGATATAATTTTCCTAGCTTGTTAATAAAAAATTTAGAAAATCTTTCTTCAAAAGTACCAAAATCGTCTTGAGGTACACTATAACTAGTTCCTATTATTGCTACTTTTTCTTTCATTTATATCCTATTAACATAAATCTTGTATATTTTTCTAATTCAAGTTCACCTTCATATATAATATTACTTAACGGTGCTTGCTGTTTAAATTCATTAATATCTTTAACACAATTGACATGTTCTGGTAATTCAAAATAGTTATTTGTTTGGAGTGCTACTAACTTATCTCTTGGTATTGCATTAAACCATTCTGTAAATTTTTCAATATGCTCACAACTTGTATTAATAATTGTGTTTGGCATTTCTTTAACATGAACACGTTTACCTTTAATGTTTGTTGTAAAATAATGATACAACCCATCTTCACCATACCAATAATTAAATAATCCAATTATATCTAAAGTACTTGCTTTAAATACCCAATTGTCTGCTTTCCATGGTTCGTTTAAATCTTCTGCTATTTTCCAACAACTATCATCTATATCAAAACTCCGTATTTTATCTACATAAATGTTTTCATCTTCAAACATCATAGTTGCAAGGGTACCATACCATCCGGCACATATAAAAACTATACCTAAATCAATACCTTTAAGTTTTTTTAATAGCCATTGTTTAGATTTTATTTGTCCTTGTGATAATGCATCTCCTATTTTATCATTATGTTTTTTTAATCCATGAATTAATTGTGATGGTATTTCTTCTTGCAATTTATCCCAATATTTGTCACCAGATAAGTAGATTTTTTTTGACATTTTTTTAGGCCAAAGAAGTTGTACTCTATTATGTATTTCTTCTAAATTCATTTTCTAACCATTCAAAATCGTTTACTTTATCTAACATTTCAGGATTATCTCTATATTTTAACCCCCATTCTTTACCATCTTTTGCTCCTCGCATTCCGTCCTTACCATATGGTTTATCGGCACCTACTGTACACCAAATATGTAATCGTGTTTCTGTTTCTTCGTCTTTTTGGTTATGTATTATTTTGCTGGCGAGTTTAGTACATTCTCTAAATGCAGATTTATATGTGCTAAACGGACTGTAATTAAATCCATTAGTATTTGATACTTGTGGCATAGGTTTAAATTTGCCAGCAACCGATGTAGTAAAATCTATAAGCCAGTTATCTGCTTCACGTATAACTTTTGTAGGAAATAACTTTACACCACCATTACCGTAAATTAATCCATTAATAGGATTCTTTGCACGCCAAACAAATATATGATCTTGTTGATGCCATTCTGGTTCGAAACTAAAATCAAAGTCAGGTTCAAGAATTGCATCAGCATCTATAACATAAAAGTTTTTTGTCATAGCTCGCCTAGCACATTCTTTGTGGCCGTTAAAAATACCTTTAATGCCGTGAACACGTTTTGCATGAGGTGCTACTAACTGAAGCAATTCGTAATGCTCGT